AGACAATCTCCAACTTAATTTTTAAACCAGGTATTTTTATGTGCATCTTTATTGATGCTTTGAATAATGAATTGATAAATATATTGTTATACCTGGAACAATTTTCTTATTTGTGAAGTTGATGTTATACTCTGGCAGTTAAGCGTTGATTTTAAACGAATTTGTAGGTTTTATCATATTCAAAAACTGTGGTTTTTTATGTTTTTTTTAAAAATGTTTGTTTTTTTTTGTGGTACAGTGGTATTTATATGTTCCTTTAAAATAAAAATATAAAAAAATAGTAGAAAATCGTTAGTTATTCAATCTGTAGACATGAAGTTTTGAAATAACCACCTACTTGTGATTTTTAGCACCTCATTTGTGTGCGGAACGTGCAGATGCTTTTTTGGAAAGATCGAGTACGAGTTCACTAATTGGTTTTCCAAAGTTATTTTGACTATAGCTATAACAAGTTGTTTTAGCTTTTTATGATCGAAAGATTTTGAGTTTTTATTTAAAAATGGTTATAATATCATCGTTGCGCTTAACGTGTTATAAGCACCTTTTTAATATGATTAACTTAGAATTTCGACGACGTGTACACTTTATAGTTTCGCGAAGTGTTAGTCTAAAATGGGTTTTTCTATTTAGAGCGTTACGGACTCATTTTGCTGGATTGTGGGGTGGAAGTAACACGTTTAGAAGATTTAAGAAAATCTTTTTTGTAGTTTCTGTTGGCAACGCAATGCTTCTAGGATTTAGTGTATCTTTGTTAGATTTTGTACGTATGAATCGTGGTGTTTTGTATCTTAAATTAGCTTTTCCTTGTGGTTTGTTTTTGTTTTTTGCTATATTTGGTAGTGTTAGCATGTTTGAAATTTATGGAAAAAATCCATATGGTGTTATAGATGATTTTTGGTTTATCATGCGAATTTTGTTAGCATTTGATTTTTTTGATCGTATATGTGTTTTTATAGCATGGCAGCTCTACGCTTTGTGTAGACCAGATTTGAATAAAGATGATTTGCAAGCTATTAAATGGGCAACACCTTCAAATTCTAGATTTTACGTATCTAATTTGCTTCATAAGTGTGCTAATGAGTTATTTTCAGTTGTCTTTTGGGGATTATTTAGAATCATCATGAAGATAAATTTGTGTGCTGAGGCTATAAAGCGTCTCTTAACGAGATTAATTTCGTATCGTACGGAGGCGTTTATAGTGCAGTCTAAGAATAAGAAGGGCAAAGAGCGAAAACTACAGTTTGATGAAAATTATGCTGATAATGGAGTTTCATGGAACAAGTTTGCTTTAAGGAAAAATGTTAGAAGTGTAAAATTATGCCGTCAAAATGTGGCCAAAGGCAACGTTGATGAGTTTTTAGCAATGAACGTTTTTGATGGTGAAACTTATGGTAGAAGATATCTACCAAAGATTTTAGTTGACATGACGTATGATAAGCTAAGATCATTGTTGGGTTCATTAGTTACTTTTGAGAAAAAACATTTTGCCAATAAAGAAGAAGCAGAGATGTTTAAAGAAATTCAGCGTCAAATTAATTTTGTCAACGTTTGGGTGAAAGATCAAATAAAAGCCATAAAAGATGGTAAGGATGTTAATGATGTTTTGAGTGGTAGAAATTTTTGCTGTGACCTACTCGTACGTTTGTATGGAGATTACAGTGAGGCTTTAGAACCCATTGTTGAACGTTCAACGTTTGATTTTCATAAGTTTGAAAGTCATCCACGCATTGTTTTTCCAAAATTTGCTGCAAAACACTTTGAATATTTTGATTCCAAAGGAAAAAAAGTTATTCCCATTTTTGAAAATAAATTAGGTGGTGAAACAAATTTTTTTTATGATTTGTTGCGGCGAATGAATGTGCGGAGTAAGCAATTATCTTTTAAAAAAATTAAAAGTATTTTTAAAGATTACGTTGCACGGGGTATGTCGACAACTGATATTATCAAACTTATGAGGCACAAGTGCTTTGTTCCAAAAGTTGGATCTAGTGCTGCTGATCTTAATGATTATGATGTTAGTAATATGTCTTGGGTTGTTCCATGGTTGCCTCCATCAATTTTTTATTATGAAATTAATGATGAGGTCAGAGCTTTTACGATATTTTTAGAGTCAATATTAGAGGTTAGACGCCAGATTTTGGAATACAGTGAAGAATATTTTGAAGTGTCTAAAATGTCTAAATCTCAAATAGAAGATATGCGTTTAGAGCGCATAAAGGTTTTTAAGAATCATATGCGCTCACCAGGCGTGCAGGCAAGATTTATAAATGAAGAGAGTGTGGAACAAATAACTAATGATGTTAACAAAGATGTCATAAGAACATTTTGGCGTGATTTTAAAAATCATAATAAAGTGGTGGAATTGAATATGAAGTGTAATAAAAAGCAAAAGTCTGTTAATATTAAGAAAATGCGATTTGAGAAATATCAGCAGGATTTTGAATGTCAGAGTGATAGCTTTTTTTACGGAAGTTTTTTTATGCTCTTGATATCTTTTTTAATATTAGTAGATAAGTTTGTTGTTGCGCGTAAGTTCATTGACCGATGTTTACTTTGGTGCTCACGGTTTAACACTTTGTTTGAAAAAGCTGAAGTGGTAGAAAAAAAAATGAGGAGTCATTTGATTGTTTTTGAGGATTGGCAGAATATTTTTAAGGATGAATATAAGGTTGTTTTGCTTGAAGTTAAAAGTATTTTGCACGCTTTGTATCATGCAATTAAAGGTAATAAATCTGCATGTATGGAGTGGCTCTCAAATTTTTTAATATCACGTTCAGACTCAGTAATTAAGATATCTTTTATAAATTTTGATGCTATTCTTGAATTTTTTAAAAAGCCTTCTGCTTATGTCATTATTGAAGGTAGAGAGTATTATATGGATACTGGAACTTACAGACAATATGAGCGTTGGTACAGAAGTAGTGCACGTAATCGTGAAGATTTGGAGCATATAATCACTTCATGTGGTTTTCAAACTCAGAATAATGTTATACAACAGGCTTTTAGTAGTTTTACAAATTTGTTTTCTGGCAGTTTTTTGAATAATATGACTGAAGCAGAATTGAGACAAGCTAATGCCCAGTTTGTGTATATGAATCACGTTAAAAAAGTTACATCTGAGACTATTGATGTTTTTGTTTCGATATGTAGAATGTTGGTTCGAACGTTTATAGCTTATGATCCATTGGATGCAAATTTTTCTGAATTTGGATTAAAGTTATACAATATTATTAAGATGGTTGATGCACTTCCTGTACGTGAAGAAGAATATATTGTAAACAAACAGCTTATGGAGCAAGTTATTGCTGAATATAAGATAGCTAATGATTGTCTTGTTGATATGCGTATGCAGACTATGCCCAGTTATTTGCAAAAAGTTTATAGTACTAAAATGGTTAAGTTTGAGAGAATTTTTAAGATGTGTTCTTCTTTAATTGGTTCTACTCATAACAGAATTGAGCCATTCTTTATATTATTTACGGGTCCTCCAAACGTTGGTAAGACGTCCACTAAGAATTATTTTCAGAGTGGTTTATCTTTATTTTACTATAAACAAGTATTTTCTCCTGAGATGGTGTATGTTTATAATAAGGATGACGACTTTTGGGAAAAATATGCTCAGCAAAAGTTTGTTGATTTGGATGATATGTTTGTTCAGACTGATGTTACTAAGCGAGCTGCAGAGGCTTCAGCTGTTATTAATATGGTTAACACTTCTGCTTATAATTTACCTCAAGCTTTTGGCACTAAGGGAACTGTGTTCTTTGATTCTGATTTTATTTTTGGATCTACTAATATTGCTAATAAGGGCATAGGTCTTGCCAAATTTTGTGTTGGTCTAACTGATCCTGAAGCAATGGTGAGACGATTTCATTTAGTGTTACATCGAGAAGATAAGCATGAGAGTGAAGCTCACATGAATGTTTTCCGTGTTGATAGATGTTCTTTTGATTTATCCTTAGAAGGAAAGAGTTTTACTGCTAAGGAATTATTGCCTGAGCTTATTCGCTTAAGAAAGATACAAATTGAACAAAATTCAACATATAAATATTCAGAGAGTCGTTTACGTGAATTATATCCAGACTTTGAAGTTCAAACAATTGCTCTTGCACAAACAGGAGATGAGGGGATTATTAAAGAGGTTAATCAACGTATGTCTATGATAGGGTGGTGTTTTAAACAAGTTTTTGGGATATTAACTGAGGAACAAGAATGCTTAATATGGATTTTTGTGTTTATTTTGTTAGCATTAATTTATTATTCACTTAGTTCATTTAGTACATATATTTATGGTTTACTATTTCCTGAGCTGGTAGTTCAAACATTTGATAAAAAGTTTAGTGTCAAACATCCTCGTAATAAGCTTATGCATGTTCGTAAGGTTAAGGCGAAGAAGTTGGACGATAAAAATTTTGAGACACAAGCTGATGAAGAAGCATTTATGAATAGTGCTACAAGGAATGTTTCAAAGTGTCAAATTTTGATTGCAGGTTGGGCTTACAGTGAGGACAATGATGGCGGATATAGTTCATACAAGTGCGAGACAACAAATGCTTTCCATATTAAAGATGGTTATGTAGCAATGCCTGCCCATTTTTATTTTAGTGTTAATGAGGGAGCTCACACTGAATTTGAGTTAAAATGGCAGAGTGGGTCGTGTAAAATTTTCGAATTTGAGGATGTTATACATGTCTTAGATGATAATGATAGACCACAAGACATGGTTATTGGTCGCATTCCAAGAAAGATTAACCTTCCTCCAGCATTATATAAGTTTTTAATAGATGAGAAGCATACATTTGCTATTGAACCTGGATATCCATTGAAAATATTGCATATTGATGAAGAATTGATTCCTTATGCTTTAAGAGCTAATAAAGCCATTGATACTACAGTATTATCATACCATAGTGTTGGAACTACTTTTGTAATACAATCGCCCATAAATTATTATTACGATACTATTAAGGGTCAGTCTGGTTCATTAATAGCTATTCAAGGACCTCAAGGGCAAGTTCAAATTATTGGTATGCATCTTGGTAAGGGTCCACGATTTAGTTCGGCAATGCCAATTACTCAAGAATTTTTCAATACTTTGTTGGGCTTTGAAGTTCAGAGTAACGTGTGTGAATTTCCGTTGAAGGTTGATGAGATAGTGCCTGGCGAGTTGGCATATCATCATCCAAAGCGTTCCAAGTTTAAACGAAGTGCGCTTTATGGATGGGCTGGGTTGCCAACATGTATTCCTACTCATTTGAGTGATTTTACATCGGATACTGGTGAGATAATTTCACCTTTGAATAAAGCTTTGGCAAAGTTTGATCAAGTAGAAATGACTGAGGTTCCCTTTGATAAAAGAAGATTGAAGTCATACTTGTTCAAGCTGTATCCGAAAAAAGAAAGTACGCGTCTGTTTGATTATGAGCAGTGTTTAAATGGTACCTGTGATGGCCTTGTTCCATCCATTAATTTTAATACATCGCCCGGATATGTTGTAGACGAGCCGAGGATTGCCATGCAAGTGAAAGGCAAAGGATATTATCTTGAACGAGTAGATGATAGTTTTGCATATAAACCGGAATTTATGGAACACTTGTTGCAAAAGGAGGAGAAGTTGCGGGATGGACGTCAAATTGATGTATTATGGGCTGATATTTTGAAGGATGAGACTTTGCCCATCAACAAAGTTTTAGATGGTAAAGCACGATTATTTTCGAGCTGCGACATTTATTTTTTGTTTTTGGGACGTCGCTATTTCTTAGACTTTATATCATACGTTCAAAGTTTTGCTTCTGTTAAACCAATTAATGTTGGAATTAATGTGCATTCTAAAGATTGGACATATTTATATAAACGGTTGGATAAGTTCAATGGATCTGTGATTGCTGGGGATTATTCAAAATTTGATGGTAGTGTGAGAGCATATGTTGGCAGAGTTATTTTGGAATACATTAATGAATGGTATGATGATGGAGAACAAAATGCTAAGGTTAGAAATTTGTTGTTTGAACATATTTTTAATGCTCGTCACATTTGTGGTGATAAAATTTATACGGTCAAAGATAGTAATCCGAGTGGTAATTTTATGACTGCTATATATAATTCATTACAAAACATAGCTATGACTTATATAATTTTGTCTGAGGATTTGTTGTTACGTGATGATCAATTTGAAATGTGTGTTTACGGGGATGATAATGTTATAACCATAGAGAAACCGGGTATTACTAGTTCTACTTTAGCTCCTCATTATATGCGACGTTTTTGTATTTCATATACTCATTGGAGTAAGGACATACATGAAGGGACGGATACTTTATCAGATATACGTTATTTGGGTAGAAGTTTTGTGTATGAAGATAGTGTTTATAAAGCACCTTTGAAGTTAGAGGTTGTAATAGAATCAACTTATTGGTATAAAAGTAAAGTACCAGAAGATTTGGTTTTATTGTCATGCTTTGATACATTTGCCCAAGAAATGTCACATTTTTCGCGTGATGAATTTCAGAGGCAAATGTCAAGTTTTCGTAGAGTTGTATCTCAGAGAGTCCCTCATTTATTGGATTTTTTTGATGAGAGGGTACATTCGTATTATTATTATCATGATGCGAAATATCATCCTGATAAGCGAGTATCCTTTTTTGAAGTTCAGTCGAAGGACGTTAAACTTAATGAAGCTTTGTTTGCTGAAAATACTACCCATGAGGTTAAGAATTCTCGTCATGAAGAATTTACTGATAGAGCCACTAATGTACCTGGTGATTCTCAAGAAGTGAGGTTAGGTACTTATCAAGATATTGCTCCCATCCATGCAAGTGCTGGTGGTAGTGGAGTTTTTCAAGAGCCGCATAAAGATTTTAATCTTGAAACGTATGATTTGAATGGTGCATTGACACGTGAGTATAGAATTGGCACTGTTACTTGGACAACAGCTCAAGGCATAAATACTGTTTTGGCTACATACAATTTTCCGGATATTTTGTT